GTTGTTACAGCAGTCTTAAGTTTGCTCCCTGGATTAGCTTTTCTATATGATGCTACACCTTTTTTGTTTAAACCACCAGATTTAGATTTACCTTCTTTTCTTTGCCATGCAGGTGTTTTAGCCATTTGATTTCTTTCTTCTTTTACCAGATGCAGTAACAGACCATTTAACTTTTTTAGGTCCAGTCTTTTTAGCTGCTTCTTTCTTAGTTATTTTTTTTGCTACCTTTTTAGGTCTACATGCTGGATATGGTCTACCCTTATCTTTCTTTCCAGAACGACCACATTTTTTGCCAGTCTTAACATCACGCCAATCTTCTTTGAACCACTTACGCAGTCCACCGTCATATGCCATTAATATTTTCCGCCACGCTTCTTGTAAGTTTTAACAAGCCAGGCGTTAGCATATGCACTTGGATATACTTTAAATTTCTTTTTAGCTTCAGCTTTAACTCTTGAGTAGAGAGCTGGATTTTTTGGTTTTGGTGATGCCATTATATTATATACCTCGTATCTACATTAATATCTTTTGACCAATCTGTTCTTTCAGGAGCTTCTCCTACACACCCATATCTAAATGCATCTGATCCATGTGATGCCCAGTTATGATGGGGTTTATTTTTAAAGACTTGGTTCTTATCGTCAAATACCTTTTTGTATTGCTTGAGAGCTTCGATACCTTGTTTGCATCTTATTCTATCAAACCAACAATTAGGTATTGTATTTCTTACGGATTCTATTCCGTGATCAACTTCTAATTTAGGAGCTACTTCAAAGTTTAATCCTAACTCTGCAGCTACTTCTAATCTTGATTTACCTGTACCTAGTTCTCTAGTTGTAATATCGTGTGGTGCTATATGTGCTGAATATGTATATGGTTTTTCATTTAACTTACTTACATAGAACGCTAATGACTCACCATTAGTTTCATAATAGTCAATCAATCGGACTTCATTGTTAACTCTTTGTGCAAACCATATTGCAGTAGAATCACCTATACCTAGATCCCACCATGTTTCTACACCTATATTAGGATCGTAGTCTACATTACCAATTCTATTCTCAGCTTCAGCTTTTTCCATCAGATGTCCATAATAGGCACCTTGGACTGCAGCATTGAATGAGCATTCATATTCCTGCTGATACTGTGAGTCTGGCATAGTACGCATAGCATCTTCTAGTTCCCATTGAGGAATTACATTAGTATCAGATGCTCTATACATACATCCAAACCAATCTTTACTGTCAGTTCTTTTTGCAAAGTCGAATACTTCCCAGAACTGATTATGCCCCATAGGGGTTCCTATGAAAATAACATAGCCAAGTTTGTCTGAGACAGCAGGTCTAATAATTTCTGTCCAGGTACGAGGAGACATGAGAGCATACTCATCGAGTACGACTCCTGAAAACCCCAGTCCACGTAAAGCATCTGGGTTGTCAGCTCCGAAGATTTGTATCCTACTACCATTCCATAAATCAATTTTTAATTCTGTTTCGTTTCTACTACCACCAAGTTTCATTAGCGGTTCGGTATATTCTTTTAAGTAATCGAATGCTACAGCTTTTCCTTGACGATAGGTAGGAGCAATGTATGCCAATCTGGCTCCTGGTGTTTCAACAGCAGTTGTTATTATTTTCCAAATTGCCAGACAGGTCTTTCCAAACCTACGATGACAAACAATAACATTAAATCTTTTTAGTTTATTAAAAACCTCCCATTGATATTTACGAGGTTTAAATGGAATAGTTAATTGTTCTTCTAATTTTTTTCTGGTGTTTGGCATAAATTAATTTTTATCGGTTTCGATTCATCTCCTTGTATTTTAAATTCCTTAGATGCAAGTCTAGGATGGAGATATGGAGCTGCTTTTTCAGCTGCCCACATTTTTCTTTCAGGGGATGTTCCTGGATTGTTCAGGATAGCCAACATATAATCTAATGGTGTCTTACTCATCTTTTGCAATTCCTTTTCTAATCTAATACCTTTAGTACCATCTTTAACACCGATTGGTCTACCAGCACCAGGTCTTTTACCACCTCGCACTACACTCTACCCATTCTTACATTTCTAGCAGTAGCTAAATGTTGTGCAATTTTTTTGTTTAATTTTTTATCTTCTGCAGCTTTTTCTTTTTTAGCAGCATTTTTACCTATTTTGTAAGCACCTAATGCTCCTGCTGTCAAAGCTATACCTTTAAGTATCATAATAAATCCTATCTCAAAAGACCAGGCACTACTGCATCTCTAGCAGTTGGCGGCATAGGTCGTCTTGGTTGTTGTTGTACCATTTGTGGTGGTAATTGTTGTGGTGGTCTACCTGTCATACCTGTAGGAGGTGATCCCATAGGTCCTGGTACATTAGAAACCCCACCTGGTGGCATTGGCTGTACCATTTGTTGTTTTGCCATAACTATCTTACCTAGAGTAGACATTTCATTCGGTGATAATCCTGTGATCATATCCGCTATCTCTACTAAAGACATGTTCTTTTTAGCCATCTAATAGTCCTTTCTTAGTGTTATCTACTGCTAGTCTTATGCTAGGCTCGGGTTTAAATTCAACCTCTAGTTCTTCTGTTGCCTTAATATCATGCAGTTTTAATGGGGGTGATTCTTTCTTTTGCAGTAATTTCTTACGAAAAGTATCTATGAAAGTTAAATCATCCATTATGCTTTTTTATTTTTCTTTCTTGTAGCTTCATATCCAAGAGCAGTAGCTCCAGAAGCATATGTAGCTCTATATTTAGCAATATGTTTACCAGATTTAGTACCAGCAAAGGTTTTAAACCCATCGCTAGTAGCTTTTATAAACTTTTTGCCCTTTGAGGTTGTTTTAGGTAGTTTTTTACCAGCAAATTTAGTTGTTTTAACAGCACCTGCTTTAGCCATTGATCCTGCTTTACCAGCACCTTTTTTCATTGCCATTCCTGCTTTACTGAGTGCAGATCTCATTACATTTGCGTAAATCATTTCTTTTTACCTTTCTTTTTCATCTTCTTTTTATTCTTTTTAGGCGGTCTACCTTTAGTAGATCCGTATGTTCCTGGTCCGTATGGCATATTAGCCTCCTATTATTAACGATATTAAGATTAAAACCCCTATAGCTATTGCTATCTTTGTTTTCTTGGACTGTTTTGCCACCCACATTGCAATTCCAAATGCGTATTCTTTGATTATTTGCATACTATTCTCCTCTTAGGGGTACTTACCCCCTGCTTAAGACCTTTAGGGTCCTGTTTGGTTAAGTTTGAGCCTTTAAACACCAGTTCTATTGTTGGGTTAGGCTCTAGTTTGTGTCCACTCATGTGTGAATACATCTTTGCTTGGGATAGACCAAATGTATCCTCCCCAAATATTACGTTTCCTACCATTGGCATGTCTGTTCCTCCTATGATTAGTGTTAATACAAACCCCCCTATTATATGTACTAGTCTATGCTGTCTAGCATGACGCTGTACCCCCTTCTAAAACCCCTGCTTCTGCTTTGTGGGTTTGAATTTATGCTTTGATTCTAAAGTATAATTTGATTATTAGTTGCTGAGTTTACTCATGCATCTTAGCCTATATCATTGCTTCTGCTTCAGCTTGTAGTCTTATTACATGTGAGCTTGTATGTATTCTACTATGTGTAATATGACAATGTGTTGCGGTCAATCTATTCAATGTTCTATTCTCCCACCGCAAGATATCAGTATCACATCCTTGCATCTTCATGGTTATGCTGCACAAAGCAAATGCCCTATGCACTTGTGCAGGGCATTAATGCTTTGCGTAATCGCATAACTAAGTATTAACGAAAGGATTATATTATGTTTAATTATCTTATAGCTGTAGGTCTTGGATCTATCATCTGTACTATCTTAATAATGTATATGTATGTTGAGATAGTATGGAAGGTCATGCAAGATAAGGGTTATGTCGTTGAGAACGAAACGAGAACGAGCATAAAAAAAAAGTACATGATGATAAGAAAGTTCTTGTAAATCATGTATTTATTAATTAAGGTTAATACTATAACTATCACATTGAAAGGAATAAAATTATGATAGACTACAATGAAAAAATAACTTCAATACTTGAATCACATGAGGTTGAAGAACTAACCTTTACTATACAAGCTGTAGCTGAAGCTAACAGAATTGGTAAAGCTAACATTAAAACATTTGCTCTAAGAAATAGAGTTGCTGGTTTAATACATGAGAAGATCAATGTTCTTGTTTCTATTGATCAAGCTAAATCTAAAGCTGATTATTATCTACAAGATCAGAAAGCTCAAGGATTACATGATCAATATGGCATTGATGGTATCAATCCAAATGACGAAATAACTTCTAATAGAGATACATTGAATAATATATCTGTAAGAATGTTAGATGATATTATTGGATCTGTTAATGTATTCTTTGAGACCTATCAGGTATCAATCGCAGAATGTTTAACTTGGACTTCATCTGGTCAATTAGGTCGTAATGGATTAGCTGTATTAAATCAATGTCAAGATATTGAATACAGTAATATTATGGCTCACACTGATATGGTTAAGGTACATAATAGCATAATCCAACAATTATCTTATAAAAAGCAGGGATTAGCTGAGAAGTTAAAAACTGCTACGCAACCTGTTAAACAGTATGATGCTTTTGAGAAAGCAATGTATAACGAGTTGCAACAAACTAAGGATCAATTAGCTAAATTGGAAACAAAACAATTTCAAAAACCAATTACTAAATAATTCCTTTTAATAGCTACAGTTGGCATTGCGTCAGCTGTAGCTTTAAATCTTATATAAAGAACAAAGAAAGAACACCAAAAAAAATCGGCTCCGCTTCGCTCCGCATTGAGGAATGCCTTCGGCATTCATGAGAGCTTTAGCAAAGCTGCATTGCCTCCGCTATGTGGGGGCTGCGTCAACCCAGCTTTGTTCCATAGAGAGGAGAGAGAATGGAAGATTATATAGCAATGGCTATAATAGCTGTAGGTGTGGGTATATTACTCACTAATACTAACTAACTTATAGAAAGGAGAACAATATGTGGAGATTACTTCGTGGTGTAAGCTCGTTCTTGCTAATCGACAGATTAACCAAAAGAGTGAAAGAGATTGCAGAAGTTGAACCAAGTTTAGATGAGGCTCTAGAAAGATATAATAAAGCTCATAGAACAATGGTTGAGATGGAAGCTGTCATACAAGCTAAACATAACAAACTACAACGTATTATTAATCAACGGAAAGGAGTCTAATATGGACACCAGTAAACAAGCTAACCAATATGTTAAAGGTCATATCCAAAACATATGGGAACGTAATGAGGCAACAGGAGAACCTGTAGTACCTTATAAGAAAATAGGAGAACAGTTTAAGATTGTACAAACTATAAATCTTGAAGCTCCTAGACCTGGTCAAGCGATTACTATCGAGGGACTAACTGGTTTAATTGCTAATCCTAACATAGATGTATCTATGGTAGAAGCACCTAAACCTAAACAATAAGAGTACAGGGGGGGATAGCAGACATAATCCTCGGCTTTAACTCCCCCCCAACTCATGAAAGGAATAAAACATGAGAATAAGAGATCTGTTAGAAATACAATCTATTGTAGATAAACGAGCTATACCTTGTGATATTGCCGAACTAGATATATCATATTATTCGGAGAGTAAGGAACAAGATATAAAAATATTAGATATGCATCTGGTACATTTTATTAGAGTGTACTTAAATAATCTTGAGAGATTCTCACCGCAGCATCTAGAGATAGATGGTATTTTATATAAACAAGTGGAGAAAGATTATGGAACTAACACAGATAACTAAAATTATTGACAAGGTTCACGATGGTGAAATGTCAAAAGAACAAGCATTCAATAAGATAGAACAAGTTGTTACTAAATATTGGAAAGAGCTAGATACCGCTACTACTGGTAATGAAGTAAATGATATCGAACAAGAAATATTTTATCTATTTGATCTAAAGAATGGCATCTTAGCTGGACAAGCAGATGGTGATGAAACTCAAGTAGATGAAGATATAGAGAAACTATGTAAAC